GAACCGACACGGCCAGCGTGTCCGGCGGCCGATGCCACGCGGCCAGCGTGTCCCGTGTCGGCCGTGTCTGTGGCCGTGGTCCCCCGCCGTCCGGGCCGCGACACACTCCGAGTCTATCGCGGTCCCGTGGTTCGGCCGTGGTCCGGCGGCGGCCGTGTCCGTGGCCGTGGCGGCGGGGCCGGGGACGGCCGGGGCCGCCCGTTATCGGGCCCGCGTCGGCCGCCCGGTCCCGCCCCCGCGCCGGAACGCGCGGCCGCAGGCCCCCGAGGGGGGGAATCGGGACTAAACGAAGCGATATACCCCCTTTCGGATTTTTCTGCCGAAAGGTCCGCAAACAGAAAGGCGGCACAGACCGTGAAGCCTGTACCGCCCTTGGAGGAAAAGATGCTTGTTGCTACGCGCCCGAAGCGGGATTTGCACCCGCATCCCCGCCGAGCGGGATCTTCTGGATTATACGCTCTGTCCCACCGACAGGCCCAGTATTAGACGATTCGGCGCGATTGAGTGGTCAGTTGTTCCGGGCCAGCTCGGCCTTCATCTCCCTGAGCTTCGTCCACAAGGCCGTGTAGACCCTCAGGGCCTCCACAACATCCTCGTCGGGCCCGCTCATCGTCTCATGCAGGAACCCGTCCAGAGCCGTCTCAGCCGCCCGAGGCAGCTTCATCTCGATGAACTTGGCTGCCAGCCTCTCAAACTTCGCGTAGGCGGGCTCGTTCTCCTCTGGATTGACCTCTGCCCCACCGGACAGGACATCTTCCAGTCCCTGAATCTCGTTCATCATCTCGGTCCACTCGTCCGTGAAGTCGAACAGGTGGTAGTGTTCACCCACGCTTCCCTTCGGAATAGCGAACTCGATGAACATCCGGTCGTCCACGGGCTTGAAGTAAATCTTCGTGCCCTTCGGAGGCTTGGGCAGGCTCACTTTGCACCGCCCTTCGGGCCCGTCTTGGGCGGATTTGCGGGCTTCTTGACGGCCTTCATGGCCCACGGGTGGTTCTTCTTCGGCTTTGTCGCAGTCATTTGTCCTCCTGCTCGTATTGAGCAATGCGTTCTCCAATCCAAGCCATGCAGTTGCAGGCCATTGAGTTACCAAGTGCCTTGTAGCGGGGTCCATCTGCGGCGGGCTTGCCCCGGTGGGGAACCAGCGTCCACCCGTCAGGGAACCCCTGAAGCCGCTCACACTCGGTGGGGGTCAGGCGTCGGGCGACCATTGCCTGTGCGACCGACTGCGCCCCGGCCGTGTCGATCGTGTACGACGGGCTGTTCTGGTCACCGATGCCAAGCCCGTTCTGTGCCTTGTTGAGGTCGCGCCCGTCCTGAATCGGGAACACGACGGCAGGAACCGTGTTGCCTCCCGCATCGCTCCCGAGCGTAGGAGTAACTTCTGTGCTTTCTCCGTTTCCACGGGCCTTCGCGGAGTTGCCCGTCTTGAAGGCGATGGTTTGCACCACGAACCGTTGCTGGCTTGATCCGCGGCTCTCTCCCGCCGCGTCAAGCGTGCCCGTGCAGTCGGAAACACGCGGCTCCCCGTTGCTCACGGTAACTGCCACGGCGTGTGTGTCGCGCTCGCCTGTATCAAACTGGTTCAGCGTATTCGCCTGCTCTGCCGCGATCCAACTCTCGTTGTCCGTCGCGCTTTGGGCGCGTTTGGACTTGCGGTATGGAGTCACGCGGCCAAATGTCCCAACAACTAACTGCTCTGGGTTGTTGCGGCACTCTCCAGAGCGCGCCGCAAGAGTTCCGGCAACTTCTTCCCGCGCCGTTCCGCTCTTCGCAGGATCCCGCTGCAAGCCCTCGCGGACAGCAAGAACCTCGGCGGCAGCTCGCCAGTCTCCAAGACATCCAACAACGAACACACGCCGCCGTCGCTGCGGGACGGCTTTGGGCCAGTTCCCCACTCGGATGTATTGAGCATCCAGCACTCGGTAGGCGTACCCATACCCGAGTTGGCCCAACGCCCCGAGGAAGGCACCAAAATCCCGTCCGGATCCGCTGGACAAGACACCGGGAACATTTTCCCAGACAATCCATCTAGGCTGGAACCGAGCAGCGATTCCAAGAAAGGTGAGCATGAGGTTTCCCCGCGGGTCTTCAAGCCCTTTCCGCAGTCCTGCGACGGAGAATGACTGACATGGGGTGCCCCCGACCAGAAGGTCAACTGATCCGGGTTGTAAGGGCCATTGCTCATACTTGGTCATGTCTCCGTAGTTCGGGATTGTTGGAAACCGATGCGCTAGGACAGAACAGGGAAACGGTTCGATTTCAGAGAACCCCACAGCTTTCCATCCAAGCGAATGCCACGCAACGGATGCGGCTTCGATTCCAGAGCAAATGCTGAGGTAGTTCATTCCGCTTCCCTCGCTTCGAACTCCTGTAGCTTGTGGATCAGCTTGTTGTTGCGTTCCCGCATCTCCGCGACCATCTCCCGGAACATCTCGATATCACGGGCCATCCGGGCCAGCTGATGCGACTGGCTCTCCATGATGTCGTGGCACTTCTCGCGGTCTGCGCGTAGGTTCCGGATCTCGGTAGCGGCCTCGATGGAGGTGGCGGACACGAACAGGAAGTCCTGTAGACGGTCAAGAATGTCGCGTTGTTCGCTCACTCCAGCCTGCCTTCCCGGATCTGATCGACCTCCGCGCTGATGTCGCGGGTCTTGACCTTCAGGTCCTCCAGACCTTTCCGGATTGCACACAGCTCATCTAGGGCATCACGACAAGCCAGCCGCAGAGACAGGCTCAGGTTGATGTCCTCCGTAGCCCGCTGTAGCACGGGCCGCCACGACTGCTTGTCCATTGGTTTCCTCCAAAGTGTTCTTTCTTCAGGGCGGTCCCGAGCGGGGCGTTGCCGAACGGGACCACCCTATGGGGGAGAAGAATGCGGGACGCATCCTAGCGAACGCGCAAACCGTTGACAAGTGCCAAGGCAAACTCGGGATTTCGACCGAGAGTATCGGCCAGTCCGGTTTCCAAGGCGCAGATTTGCTCCTCCTGTAGGCCGATGCCGTATAGGTCGTTGATCGCCTCTAGGACCTCATGCAAGAGAGTCCGTGTTTGGATGGCTTCGGTACAGGAGGAGTTGACGGTGATGGTGGGCAGGGGACCCTGAGCCCAAGTCCCGAACAGGAACTCCTCCCCCTCCCCTCCCATTGGTTGACGGTGGATCTGGACACACAGTCCGGCGATGACAATGCTGTCTGACACCCCCTACCCCCCTTCTGGTAGCTAGTGGATAGCTGACAGTTACCTGTATCGAGACTCTAGAGATGATCCTACCGGATACCTATACCCATCTAGAATGGATACTTATGGATATCTAGAGGTATCTAGAGTTGTTCTAGAGTTCTTCTAGCCCCTACCATAGAGGTACCCCATATCCATCTCTGTCATCCACCTACGGTGGTATTACAGAGTTGTTCTAGATTGGCTGGATAGGGGGGAGGTGGTACCGATCCAGTCTTCTCTTGGTCTTCTCTTGGATGGGGCAGGAAAGGGCCATAGGCGGATTACCTGCGGTTGTTCCAAGAGTAATCCTCAGGTTCCCTAGCCTTTGGGATCAGTCTTCCTTCCATGAACCTCTCCAGCCGTTCGTCTATGGCTTGCTGTCTTGCCGCTTGGATCTTCTCGTCGGCATCCTGAGCCATCTGTTCCGTCCAGTAGTTGACCGCAATGGACAGAGCGTCGAGACGGTCGTCGTGCAGCAGGGCACCCCGGGCCTTGACCACCCGGGACATCTGGTAGAACAGGCTGTAGTGCAGCGTCTTGTCGGAGGTCTTGGCGGTTTCGTAGTCGCGCTGGACGACTCGGGAGTCGATGACCAGCTTGTGCTGGTTCAGCACGGGCTCCAGCGTGTCGATGATCCGCTTCTCCTTCTGCACCGAGTGGCGTACCTCCTCGATGAAGCAGTTGTGGCCAGCCCGCAGGTGCGGCTTCAGCAGCTCGGTGAACATTCCGTCACCGAAGTTGGACTCGACCACGATGTGGTTGACCTTCTGCCGCGAGGCGATGTCCACCAGCTCCTTCAGCGTCCGTTCGTCGTACCCGCCCGGTAGTCCACCCGCCTCGGTGACGAACAAGAACCCGTTGAGCATCTTGACCACGGCGAATGCCGTCTCGTCTGTGCCGCGTCCCGAGGGGTCGATGGCCATGACCGAGCCCGTGTACGGCTTCGGGGTGGATGCGCCGATGCTGGCGACCGCCCGGTACCACCTGTCGCCGTTCAGTCCGACGCACGGCAGGTCCTCGCAGGGCTTGTCCTTGCCCCAGATCAGCTTCTCCGGTGCGGTGTCGATCTCGCACTCGGTGATGATCGCGTCCGACAGGCGCAGCGGATAGCGGTCGAGGTCGGACAGGCTGGTGTCCAGCATGAACTGGAGCGAGAAACCCGAGCGTCCGAAGGACATCTCGCGTTCCATCAGGTCGATCTCGGAAAACCGCTGCGGATCCGTCGGCTTTCCGACGAGCTCCGGGTTCTTGTCGAGCTTGTCAGCGATCATCGGGGCGAGGCGGGCCCCGTAGAACTCCCTCAGCCGCGCCTCCGGGTACCGGGCAGGCCAGATCCGGACCTCGTATCCGCGCTCCGGCAGCGATGCGTACAGCGATGCCTCGGTCTGCGGTGTGCCGAGGTAGACCACGCGGCCGTCTGGCTTGAGAACAGCGTCGAACTCCTTCACGGACTCCGACAGCTTGTCACGCATTGTCTGCGTCAGGCTGTTGTTTGCGCTTTCCACATCGTCCGCGACGATCAGGTCGGCGCGGCTTCCCGTGATCTGTGAGGTGATCCCCTTGCTCACCACGCTCGGGCTCTGGCTCGGCGGGGCTAGGCCCACATCGAACGCGATCTTCGACTTGCGCTGGTCCTCCCTCGGGCGCAGGTGGTGCAGGATCTCCATCGACTCGATGATCCGCAGGGTGAAGGTCGTGAAGTCGTCCGCCCTCTGCTTGCTGCTGCTGACCACCAGAATGTTCTTGCTCGGATCGAGCAGCAGCTGGTGGATGACGAACGCCGAGGTGACGAAGGACTTCCCGACTCCACGAAAGGCTTCGATCACGCATCGGCGGGGTCCGTTCTGCAAGTATGCGGCTAGGTCGTACTGGACTGGGGTGGGTTCCGGAAGGCCCAAATGCTGCCAAGTCAGCCAGAGAAAGTTCCGAAAGTCCTTGAGGCGGGGGTCGATTTGCATTGGCTTTCGTTTCTAGCCCCGTGGATGGCCCGCCAAGGCGTTTGGATTGCTGTATAGGGTGTCCATAGGGTCGAAATCAGAAGGTCTGTAATGCGATCCTAGACGGCTTCTTGGGCTTCATCGAAAGGCAGGGCTTGCGACAGCCTCAGGATGGGAGTGCCTTGGGAGGGGGTGGCGTTGACCCCGTTGTCCTTGAGCAGCTGTCGAGCCACGCCAAGGTCCGCGGCAGTCGCTTCGCCGGACTCGATCTTGTCGATCAGGTTCTGGGTCAGCAGCTGGTGCAGTTTCGCCATCAGTTCAGGATCGGTCATGTCAGCCTCCAAAGTAGTAGAACTCAAGGCGCACGACATCACCGACGGCCTCGCCTGTCTGCGTCAGGTTTCCCACTTTGGTGAATCGAATAGTTCCCGCAGCTACTCCAACCGTTTCGGTCAGGAACAACTGAGTCAACGCGATACCCCGTGTCCGGTTGATGTATCGGACAAATCCACCTGTTCCGTAGATGGTCAGGAAGTTCGCAGGATTACCTGAGTAGATAAACCCAAGTTTGATCTCTAGGTATCCGTTGGTTGCACGGTACAGACGGGCCAGATTTGCATTGCCCGGATGAAACACAGGTTGTGATTGATCGAAAACGCCAAAGGAAGTACCCATGTCAAGTTGATAGCTGCCGATGTCCGTGTACCCCGTGGTGGCGTTTGTGTCTCGGGCCGCAATCGTTCCGGTTATCGTGAAGGTTGGATTGCTGGGGAACTCCACCAGCACCCCCGTCGCTCCCTTGTCGAAGTGCGCCAACGCTTCGTCTTGAACCAGTATGTCGCTAAGTTTCGCCGTGTCGGTTGCCGTAGGGCTCATTCCTCCGCTGAGGTTCTTGAGGAATGAAGCGCGTCGAATCAGGTTCATCGTGGATTCCCCGTTAGGTAGACCTTCAAGATCATTGCGTCTCCCGAGGCCAGTTGAACCGAGTCGAATCGAGCCTGTCCATCGAAGCGGATGATTGAGACTGACTGCCTGAGCATTGTCGTCATCGGGATCTTGTTGCCCGTCTTGATGTGCATCAGGATTCCCCATGCCCTCGGGTACGAGCCAATGAATCCGTTTGGATCCCCCACGGTGTTGAGGTCAATGCGGGCTTGAATCGGATCGGTGCTTCCGGTGCCTGTGGACACCTGGCCTTTGTTGAAGCTCGTCATCGGTGCCGTCGAGAGCGAACCGCCCTCGATATAGGTGTTCTGCGTGTACACCGCTGAAGATGCCGACCAAGTTGGAGCTGCGCCCGACAGGTTGAACGCCGCCGTGAAGGCCAGATAGTTCTCCACTTCCAGCCCACCGCTGAGATGATGCGAGGTCTGCGACTGAACCGGAGACGATAGCGGAGAGCCGGGATAGGCATCTTCCGCAGTCGAGAACAGGTTCTGGTGGAACAGGGCCCGT